ACACGATCGTCATAAGCCTGTTTCTCCGGATTCCCTAAGGTCTTGTACTCAAGGTTTATATATTTATCTTCTTCGCTGCTAAGACGATTTAGATATTCATCTGCTGCCCGAAAATCTGCTTCAGGTACTACGGTTCGATATGCAACCGGCTTCGGAACTTCAATGGTAGGTCTACTTGGCCGAGAACCCATTGCTCTACTTAAAACGCACTTCTATACTGATTCTATCTGTCACAAACTCATGCAATTGAACGGCTCCGAAGAAGCCAACAGGGACAAAGATGCAGAGCAACAAGAGTTCGGCGTAAGTAATGGGGCGGCGCATAATACAAAATACCCTTTCCTTCAAGAGTTTAGCGAGTTACTGCATTCATTGTCTATAAAAGAGCTTGAATCTCTCCTGACACCTGTACAAAAGAAAATGTCTGTTTCACTTTGGGAGGCAGAAAACTACGGTGGCTCCGTAGAAAAGGCAAAAAAACGGCTGGAAGACATCTACGGAAAGCAGTGGTTTAAGGTCACGAGTTTCAAAGACCACTTCACTTTGCTCAAGGACTACTTCATCAGCACTCTTATTGCCGACCACAAGAGTCAGTGGGATAAAAAAAATAAAGAGACACAAATCAAAAAAATCGCTAAGATTAATCAAGAAAATACCTAGCCATGAGTACAACCCCAGAAGAAGACTGGTTGGATGTACTTGAAAAGACTGATTTTAAGCCGGAAGAATCAACCTCTAACTCCTACCAAAGCTATCGCTTCACTGATCTAGACATCAACTCTGTAACCATCGATAACTACGCAGACAAGCTAGTGCCTTCTTTGGTTGAGCAAGTAGAGATGTTTGTACCCCCTTCCGGCAGCTTCGAAACAGTAGATCTGAGGCGTTATCTCGAGCTGGTATGCAGTTACGAAACAAGCACATCTGACATAGTTCTCGGCCTGTCACTTGCAGATCAGATTCGGATCACTTTTAGTGACATGAAAATCAGCACGATCTGTGACAGGTATCCTGACATCAATTTGGCAGAGAAGCGGAGGTATAGGTGTGTGGCTGAATACCTTATACGACAAGGAGAACTCACAAAGCTGAGAGATGCAGATGGAAAATTAATTAAAAAAATCGGCAATATGCAAAAAGCAGTAGTCCTCTATAAGCCACTTCCTAAATTACTTGAAACCCTGAAACGGGCAGGATTATCTAATTTCATAAAGCTAAAGGAGACAACCGAACCTGTGACTTCACAACAAGGTTGCTAATATTGATCCATATAGGACGTACCATGACAAGTCGCCGCAACAAAATGCTGAGCAAGCTCATGCTTAGTGCCACTGGTGAAACCGAAGAGACCTTGATCAAGCTGACGATCGAACGGATCTGCGCTGATATGTGCGACTTTTATCTAAAATTTTATCGACTCGAAGGTCCAGGTGCACTGGTGTTCAAGCCTGGTGCTGCTGATAAAGAAAGCATGTTTTACCTACCTGTCGACGCTTTGATTTCAGCCTTGGAAGACAACAGAGATCAAGAGTCTATTGCTGAGGTTCTACAGAAAGCAATCCGTCGTGCCGAGACCATAGAACCTGATAAAGAATCTTTATTTTTAATCCAAGACGAAAACGAACTGGCGCTGGTCCACTACAAGCGCGATAATACAGAAAGCAGTTTCTTGATGCTTTGAAGAAAAAGCAAAGCTGGAAGTCTTTACGCAATATCCTTGGAAAAATTTATCACATTTCCGAGGATTGGCTCACGCCTGCCGAATATTTACCTTATATACATGAACTATTAGGTGACGTTGACCTTGATCCTTGTTCAACGCATGATGCGAACATGCAGTTTTTACAGGCGAAAAAAATTTATACCTTGGAGGACGATGGGCTGAACACCCAAGACCCTTGGACAGGTAAAACATACTTATTCCCACCGACTTACGGCAGGTGTTCGTATAACAAGAAACGTGGAAGCTGGAGATGGAGCACTCGAAGCGGTGTTAATTCCAGGCACCCTTCCGTTATTTGGTTCCGTAGATTGCACCGTGAATGGAAACTGCGCAACATTCCAGAAGCTCTGTTCTATACCACATATCCTGAATTGCTTCGAACTTGTCCTGAAGTATGGGATTTTCCAATGTGCTTCCCCAAAGATCGTGCACGGCTGATACACGGTAAAAGATATTTCACCAACAAAACACCAATGTTTTGGGGTTATTTTGCATATTTACCTAAACTTGAGTACGGCTTTGATCAAGCTGCTCGTTTCAAGCAAATATTTGAGCCCTTAGGAAGAGTTACTGGCTTGCCCTGAATTGATTCCTGAAGGTCTGCACTGGCCTCAAGAACTCCGATGAGCCTATAAAAAAGCGGTCCTCCTGCGACTTATCAAAATCAAGATTAGGGTTCTCGTCTACTCGTTTTTTTGCCAAATACTCCTGAAGAAACTGATTTCCGCCTTCATTGTCAGAAGCTGCCCATGATTCACCCATGGCAGAGGCATAAGTCCCTGCACGACGATTATCAATGTCGTAAGATTGGCGTGTCTGGTTATTCATTTTTCTATTCTAATGACTCTCACTGATACGCAGGCACGTATTCGAAATATCTGTGACGACGTAAAGGAACTACTCCTTTATAAGAACAGCAAATATGGTGATTCAGCCATCAATCCAGTAAGAGTCTTCAGTAAAAGCAGTGCACATGAACAGATTTTGGTTCGCATTGACGATAAAATTAATCGAATCATGAAAGGTCAGAATCTTTTAGAGGATGACGAAGACGTTGTAATGGATTTGATTGGATATTTAGTATTGCTTAAAATTGCATTAGAAACCCAACAGACAGAACCTAATGAACTATGAAAAATTTATAGACGGATATTCTGTCAACCTTCAAATTCTCGACGCTATCGATCTTCTTCAACATCTTGACCAAAGCGCACTTGATTCCCTAGACCAGTTGGAGGTTGGCTCCAAAGACGATAAAACCTGCGAAGAGCATGGCCAGTCGGGTCCCACTCCTTAATTTTTTTCTCAAGGTATTCAACTGCTTTAATTTGATTTGGTGCGCCGTTATATGTTTCTGCCAAATTTAGTAAGCATACTGATGTGTGGCAATTATGTTTTGTAAAAGTGGGTATCTCTTTATCGGCAGAGAGAAAGGCGTTTAATTCTGCCCTCCGTCTATCTCGCATTCTGTCTCCTCCACACAACCAATATCTATTTATGTAAGGGCTCCACTCTGAAATAATCTCCTTTTTTGAAGCATGTCTATTAATCAATTCCAATAACTTGGAATTTTTAAACCCAAGTATTCCGACACTCCTTGCAAAGCTCAATACGGCACCTTTTTTATGCCTGTTTAAAGGTACATATACGTATTGTGAAATTTCTTTTGAAAACTCTTTGAGATCCTCAACTAACTGTTTCTCTATCTCTGCCCTTTGAGCCTTCTCATTGTATGCAACACGTCTCTTACCTAGCTTTAAGCTGTCATAACCAATGCGCCAATTAGCCTCACCATAGTCTTTATATGCAGCAAAACGCCCCATACCTATATAGGTACGAGGCGTATCATGCAACTTAATTAATTCAATACCAATATCTGTAAGAAAGGGGTAGTCCTTCCAAGATTGTTGTTTCTTATGGGACTTCAACAGTAGCGGTATAGCTCACCTCAGAATAACCGTCCAAGGTCAACAGGACAATGTAGTCCTTTGCAGCATTGGTGACAGTCACGCCGACAGCGCCCTTACCTTTTCCTGCTTGAGCAACGTTGAAGGCTTTCTTGTAACCCGTAGGAGCACTAGCAGCAGAGTGGTCATCTTCTTGAAAAATCTCCATACCGATCACACCGTAGGACTGATTCAGTGAGACAGTGATGTCGCCTGTGGAGCCAGGATTGACTTTAAATGCCCGAGTATTTTGACTCCTGTCATTGCCAGCACCAGCGCCTTCGTAAGTGACGTCAGAGCCTGCATTCACAGAAAAGGTATCAAGAGTTCCTTGAACGGTACGAGTTGCCATTGTTATTAGGAGATTTGACCGAAGGTTTGGTAATTAAAGGTGACTTCGGCATCTATGCCGTGATCTTTGAGGATAGATAGGAACATCTGGCGATCGTGAGCCTTTTGATGAAGCATTTCTACGAAAGCCTCTTCTAGTTCATCTCGATCCATGCCCTGAATGGCTAGTGACGCTGCGTGGATTTGAAATTCAACATCCACGGGAAGTCCTAATGCATCCATTTTTAGCCTTTACCTTGGATCTATCCTACCAGTATTAAATTGATGGTCAATTAGAGCGATTCCTACGCTTACGCCTGCGGCTTCTCTCACTTTTAGCTTCTACTAAAAAAAGTAGCCCAGAAAGGTAGGCAACGGTGAACAGAGTCAAAAAGCTCACAATAGGCATTTTTCTCTATCCAGCGCTACCACTTGACCTTGTGAGACCAGTAACGTGCTGACATTTTATCCGGCTTACTATCTTGTGCATTATGCCGGGCATAATAAGAAGCCTTTCTTGCTTTTTCCTTGGCAGTCTTAGGGTTTTTGCCTGCGCCTTTGACACCCTGCTGTCCAAAACGAACAATTTTCTCTTCGCCGTCTTTGCAGGCCTTGACGACGTGGCTTTTGGTCTTATGTCCTGGGGTTTTTTGAGGTTTGTTGCACTTCATGTGCTCTTTTGCTAGCTGCTTTGCCTTTTTACGGTCAGCCATCTCACACCTTCAGCACTCCTCTGTCAACTTTTCCTGAGATGTCATCACTGACTTCTCCACGAAGGGCTCGATCGCCCTTGTCAGCAATCCGCTCATCCTGTAGCTCCTTGATGTAGCCCCCAAGAAACTCTTTTTCTTTTTCTTTAGATTGCGACCCAGCTGATTGAGTTGTCATTATCGATGTACGGTTGAGCTAATTCTGTACTGGGTAGCTTTATCGAACATGATTTTTGCTCGACCCATGCAGTAATTCTATCAAACCTTTCTTCCGTAAAATACGGCAGGCCTTCAGTGTACCAATCATTAAGCAAAGTCGATCCTTTGGCCCGGTTACAGCTTGAGCAGCAACACGCCATATTTGACCGAATGTTATGACCACCTTTATGTTTTGGTAAAATGTGGTCAATTGTTGCAGTATCTGGATTTAATTTTTTACCGCAATAAGCACATTCCCAATCCCAACTCTCAAATATGTAGGCTCTAAATTTTCGACGAGCAGCCTTGGGGCTTAAAACAATTAAGTTAACCAGTAAGTCTTGCTCGCAATGAAACACTTGTGGTATTCCAGCTATGTCAAAACTTTAGGCTGCACACACTTGTGCTATGCGTTAAGCTTGCACCACTGGGAGCGTGGTGGAATTGGTAGACACACAGGACTTAAAATCCTGAGACCACAGCGGTCGTGAGGGTTCGACCCCCTCCGCTCCTATTAATCAGTCAAACCAGGCGACAGGAAGTCACAATCCTCTTCTGCGGGATCAATATCAGCGTCTTCTAGAATTTTTAAAATAAAATAATGCAATTTGTCAACAACCCAGCGTAAATCTTCTTCTGGTATGTCTTTAATAATTGCCTCCAAGCGCATCTCCCGTGACGGAGGTGATAAGTGTTCAGCAACCGTCTCTAATGCCCTATAACGGCTCTTTGTGAGGCCCTCCATCATCTCAATCATCCTCAGAGATAGCCTCGGTCAGCTTGGGAGCCATACGCTGCTTGACGATTGATATCCCTTCGAGAGCACCAGTGACCTTCAGATATAACTCCTTATCTCGCATCAATGCATCCTCACCAGCACGGATCTTGCCTGCAAGCTCCTGCTGCTGTAAAAGCAGCTTATCCTCTGTGTCGTTAAGGATTTCTTCCATTGCTTTCTTTTATTTGGAATCAGTATAGCTCACAATTCATGGAATCTTATGAAACCCCAGCCACTGGCCCCACCTCCGTAAAATATCCGCTTTTCTGAAAGTTCTCTGTCATAACTAACTCCTTTGCCTGCACCTTCTACGGTTGATTCCCAGAGCCCGTTTTTCAGATCGAGCCGGCCACAGGGGTCGTGAAGCAGCCAAGAATCGCTGCTATAACCGTAAACACAAACGTAATAAGTCAGTCCGAAAGGTTTTCTATAGGTTCCTTTAGCGACGATAGCCACAACCACGGGTCGCCCTTCATCGATCTCGTCTTCAATCTCATCAGGGCCGATAGAGTGAGAGACCGTGCAGCCGACTCCAATTTCTGACAGTCCTGCACGGTTATCGGACTTGTAAGTACCCGTACCGTGCTTATAGACTGCAGCTAAGTAATCATTTAGCTCTTTAATAGGACCCATATTTAAACCTATCAATGCACTGGCCGTGCTGTAGATAAGTCCTTTTCGATGGTCGTGCTCTTTCTCGACCGGTAAATGAAAGTAAGGAAATCCTTCAAGAAAACGAAAGCCGTCTTTTTCCTTGTAAGGCTTAATAATTGGTTCATCTTGTTCGATTACCCAATCGTCTTTAACCAAAAGCCAAGTTCCGAGTGGCGAATCAACTACAAGTGAGGACTCCAGTTCTTCTAGTAACTTGCAGCTAGGTATTCGACGATCTTTGAGAAACTCCCCACGCTTATCATTATCTGAAAGCACTACAAAATTTGTATTGACTACAGCCCTGATACTTACTTCCCTTGCCATGAAAAATTCTATTCTTTTTTATGATACATAATTTCAAGCATGGCAACACGTAATATTGCCTTAAGGCGATAAAGACGTTCTTGTTCTTCTACCGGCCTTTGTGGGCTGCCAGGCCAATTTTTCCAATGGAACTCTACGGACTCAGCTAGCTGAGCTATATCACTTTGATGAAATTCAATAGTCAAGTAAATATCGTCTTCTTCATCATGGTTAGGCATCGCAGTCTTTAAGAGCAGTAGCAACTGTGCCACCAAGCTCAGCTCCTTTATCCTGACCAAACATAACAGCCCAACCACTTGCCAGCCACCCTACGTATGGAATAGCAGTCAAGGCGGGAGCAACACTACCTGCTATACCGGCGCCAACTATCGCACCTGTGCTCTCTCCAGACCCTGCCGCCTTTATACACTCTACTTGTTTTGCAGTCAACTTTCCCGAATTGACAGGACCACCCTCACCTGTATTCCGATATCCATCCATTGTGTATTCATGTGTTTCATATTCCCTGCGATCTTCGAGTGTTTTTTGTGCTGGCTTGAAAAGGCCTCCACCTATATCCCTAGCTTCATTTAAATCAAGGACTCTACGAGACTTCAGCACCTTTGGATCATTGGCGTTGTACTGCAGCTGATAGCCCTGTTTACTTACATTGACTTTATAAGAGGAATAAGGACCTGTTGGTAGATTAATAGACGGCATTATCACCTTGTTGTCCTCCTTTACTACCTGAAGCAAGTGTCCAAGTACACCAAGATGGGCAATACCAATTACGGTAGCTACGCTAATGACAAGAGGTTTACAATTCATTTTTACATTTTATAGGTGTCGTCTTTATCGGTTGAAGTCGTAATTTTAAGAGGCGCTTGTTCAACCCTAATTACTTGAGCTGGCGCTGTCTGAGCTGCTTTTTCAATCAATTTCTCAATATCAGCCTTTGTTATACCTGCTCCCCCGTTCATCTTCATCGTGCCATCACCAGATTTCTTCGCTGTTTGTACGCCATAACTAGCAAGAACTCCCGTAAAGACGCTAGCAATGAACGTCGGATCGATTTTCTGCTGCGCTAATCCTGGAATGGTCACGTAATTTAAAGTGAGGATTCCACCACTCCAAATCAACACGCCAAGGCGAACAAAATTTGAGAGTATTGCGAAATTTTCTTCGCTATCTGCTGCTTTCTCCTTAAGTTTTGCAAAGACGCCTTTCTTTTTTACGTCTTTGGATTCATCTTTTACAACATCAGCCATGAATACAACCACTTTCATTTAATATCATACTGTGTTTCCTCCGTTTAATATCAGAGTAGTGTAGATAAAACCATGCTCCGTATCTTCGCGTTAATTATTTTGTTTGCAGGGGCTGCACGTGCCGATATTACACATAAATTACAAAGCTCAGTGCAGCTGACTGTCGATGGCGCAGCCAGTCAGGCTACACGCATTGGAAGTACTTATTCTGTGAGTGGTTCGAATGTCTCCGTCAAGTCAGGTAGCTCCTTTGGCGGCCTAGGTGCTCTTTCATCTGGCACAGCAGTCGGATACACCCCTATGGGTGCAGAAATCACAACTGCTGGCGATGCGTTTACATTCAGTGAATCATATATTGAAGGCGATGACGTGACCAGTGGAACAACAGTTACGTCTGGTGTCGTGCCATCCCTTCCAATGTTGGGTTCAACAACAACGTCCTCTGGCGGTCTAGCAGGTAGCTTAGCTGGGACAATTGCCACAGATGGTGCAATGACGATCACCGCTGGCGGCGCAGGCACCACGGTAACAGGACAGCACGTCAGCGAGGTCACTGTGCGTTGAAATGTATAACCTTCGCGATTCGCTTGTACTAGGTTTCTGCCTAGGTATTGTGCACGGCCTTTCGCAAGCTGGGTTCTCGGTTCCTGTAGTTCCAAATTTCACTCAGGGTAGCTTACAGAGCAAAACTGAGACGACAACAAAAGTAACCGAAACTATTAATTCAATTGACTACAATACAGGTTACCAGTACTC